ATTAGTACCACCTGTACGTAAGTAGCAATTTACACTACCACTAACTGCTCGCGTACCAGTAAAGTATGTAAATGGTTTATTAACAGTAGCTAAGTTAGCAGGTGTTAAATAGGTAACATTATTACTAAAAGTAATATTTCCACCTGTTAATGCTAAGTCATATGTTGTACCAGCGGTACCACTAATGTTACTAGTAATAGTAATTTGACTTAGTTTATTAGCTAAGAAAGGTGCTGTAGTTACCTTAGCTTTTGCTACATTACCACTAGCGCTAAAGTATGCTCCGCTAAAGGCTACTGGGCTAGCTTTGTCTGCAGTAATTGCTACACTACGTAGTGTACTACCGCGAGCTGTCCAAGCAATAGTAGCAATTGCATCTAGGCCAAAGTCAATACTTGCTTGGTCTAACACGCAATTATCTATAATATAGCTGCTAGCATCTACTGTAATAATAACGCCAAACTTAACCATTTGATTTTTGCCGCTATTAGTAAATTCTACAACGCTATAAGGTGCAGCACCAGTAGCTCCTTTTACTTGATACCAAGCGGCTTTAAAACCTGCGGTACCAGTAGCACTTACTGGATTTGTACCAGGTGTAGCATTTGCTCTAGCATTAGATGCGCTGGCAATATTTTCATCTACACCATTAATATAACCAGCAGCAAATGCGTTCCAAAGCACATCTTCTTCAGCGTCTACTAAATCGTCACTATCAAATGCTGCAAGGCTAGTACTACCCTCTACGAAAGCTGGGCGAATATAAGTACTAAAACTTAGTTCTACTGGTTCTAGGCTAGTATTGAAACTACGCTGACCACGAATAGGAGCATCACCGGCTTCATTAATAGTTACAGTTTCGCTACCAGTAGCCTGGCTAAAACTTAGCCCATCAAGTACTTGTATTTCTTTAGTATTTGCGGCTGTAAATCCTGTTGTCTTTACAACACCTGTGTTTACATCCACATTAGTTGTAAAGAACATACGCGCGTTACGAATTAAATTAAAACTCATATCTCACTTCCTTTTGTTAGGTGCTTGTTGCTTTTACGAGATATTTATCTGTGATTAGCAAATTTAGCACGGTTGCTTACATGATCTGATAACGAACTTGTAAGATAATTTCGCCAACTGCATAGGGAGCCAATAATCCTTCGTCTGTAGTAATCGACTGTATTTCTATTTCAGTTGTGCCATATTGATTTGTTGCGTCATATACTAAGGTTCTATTTAAGTCTACACAAGTTTCTAGATCGCTTAATAGGGCTTCAAGTTGTTCTTGTGATTCTTCTTCACTTTTTACATATGCTTTAACACATACACTTAATAAACCCCAGGCAAATCCACCAGGTAAATAATCACGAGTTTCACTGGTAGGGTGTACATATACAGCTGGAAAATCATTTACTTCGTCCCAGAACTTTAGTTTGGGGTAGCTGTTATTTGTTAAATTTGTGGTATATGGACTAGTACCGTCTATGGTTTTGAACACTTCGGCAAGTGCTTTAACTATGCTAACTCTCTTGCTCATTGTGCCACCGCTCTTAGTTTAGTAATCATTTGCTGTGCTGCTAGTTCACGTATTGATCGTGAAATTAACAGTTTAGGGTCTCTACTACGTGGATACTGCTGGCGTCCACCCTGACTAAAGGTGGCATAAGGATTTTTCATATAACGGTAAAATACTGTTATTGCTCCTTGTTTACTTTGACTTATATTAGTAGCTTCAACACTTTCTGCAAATCGGCCACTACGCAAGTTTAGTACATCACGGCGATTACCACTACCCATGTTTTGTTTTACTTGTTGCACTAAGCTAGCATCTAGCAATTGTCGCAACTGTGTAACGCTACTAGGAATAATGCCAGTTGGTTTAGGTAGTGCTTTTGCTGGTGTTTTTGTTCGTTTACCACCAGTAGAAGTTGTAACACTAGCTGCGGGTTTTTTGGCTTGTTTTGCTCCAATAACCTTTTTACCTAGCTTACCTTTATTTTTTACCTTACCATGCTTTAGTGCTTCATGTACACGTACTTCAATGGTTTCTACAATTGATTTTGAAAAACCTAATTTAGCTATTAACTCAAGAATTTGTCTGCCTAAGTCACCTTCTATAAGACGCCCATATGTTTCTTGGTTTTCTCTGCGCTCTTGTACAACTACTATAATTGCTTCTGCTTTTAAAAGTGCGCTTCTAGTATCTTGTGTAAGGGTTGCCTCGATTTTGGGTCCATAGCCACTTTGTGCACGTAAAATACTCAATGTTTGTTGAGTACCTTTTTTTAATTCTTGTAATTTTGTTTGCTCAGCTAAACTACTATATTCTAAAACGGAGTCTATATATTCTATTACTCGCTTTAATTTCTCTGCAAGAGGAGTCGTTGCTAGTTTACTATTACCTAAAATATGTCCTACGTCAAAACCTTCACTAAAGTTGCTTCCTTGATAAATATCTTTATTTAGGAATTTTTTAATTTCTGTGTTTAAAAAGTTTTGAAATAAGTTCTGCCTAGTAGTATCGTAACTTTTATATAGTGCACCTATAATATTAGTTGGCGCAACGCTATTTTCGTATACAACTGCTGGAACAGCAGCAACTAAATCTGAGCCCTGTAATAATTGTCCTGCTTGTGAATAAAACTGCCCACCTTTTTGTACAATCTTATACTCATGTTTGCTAACTATAAAATTACATAATCTATTTCGTAAATCAGCAATATCTATTAAACCTTCACCACGAACACCAAAATTCTTTTTTGCAGCCGCAATGGCTTTATCTCTATCTTTTTTACTAGCAAATTTATACTTTTCATTAATTTCTGCTAATACCGCATCTAGGTCATCAGCATCATTCTCTGTAAATACCAGTTTATCACCTAGTGCTAGATTTAATGCTTCAATATTTATAGGTACAAAATGTAGGGTATCTTTAGATAGCTTCTTACGTTCAGCTTCAGTAGTAAGTTTGCCTAATGCTCCACTTATTTGATACTCTGTGACTTTACTAGACATTACGCATAATCCGCTATATATTGATCTAGTACGCGTTTAATATGTGCTGGAAAGTTTGTAGTAGCTACATACTGTATTTGTGTTACATTAGGAGTTACATCACGATTTACATGTACTGCACTATTATTCTTCGAATAGTATTCTACTAAATCAAGTACTGCTAGTTTGAGATCTTCTGGTACAAATTCATAGCCAGCAAAATAACTAACTTTATATCCGCGTGGATGTTCTTGAAACCAGCCGCCGTTTGTTAATGCGCGAACGGTATCACCATCTTGAATCCAGTCTGTATATTCTACAAGTGTAGTTGCATACGTTTTACCATAGTTGCTGCTTTTGCTAACTTGCAGTACATTAGTTACTGGTGTTTCTTTTAAGATTAATTTATCAAAACCACCATCAAAGTATTCTGTTTTTGCTTCGTCATAGTAGTCAGTAAAATTTCTGCGGCAGTAGGTTTTTACTAACTGACTAACTTTGGGTATTAACAGATCAATTTCTGTGTCTTTATTACTACTACTAATTCCCAAGTAATTTTTATATTCTGCTCTAGTAATTAGGTCAGCCATAAATCCTCCTGTGTCTCTAAAGGCTAGCACGCTAGGCTTTAGAGACAGGGCTCCAAAGAACCCTGCCTAAGTTTAATTAAACGTAACGAATTGCAACAACACCACTGCCTTCATTGCTTGTTAGGCGTGCCATAGCGATACGCATACTTGCAACGATAACACGACGCTGGTTAACAACTTCGTCATCTGTGTCGATACGCATAGCACGATGGTTACCAACAACAAAGTTACGTGGGTTAACTAGAACAGCTAGTGCATCATTAGCGGCTAGACCAGTCATTTGAGCTGTAACAACTACTGGAGTTTGTGTGATTAAACCAACTTGACCAGTAATTAATGTGTTACGTGACTCGCTAACCTTGTCTGTGCTCTGGAATGTGCTGTCGTCTAGTAGGTCATAATAAGCTGCCTGGCTAACGAACATGATTAGTTCGCTGGGCTCTAGACCCCAAACACCTAGTGCACGACGTGCATCTAAGAATTTAGCAAATGTTAGCTTACCACCAACTGCAACTGTGGGGCTAGCTGTAGCGCTGCCATCATAGTATGCTAGACCGTTGATACCGGCAGCATATGTTGTAGCACCAACGTCATTACCTAGAAGCATAGACTTGTCTAGTGTCTTAGCCATACGACGTGTGATTGCATCACGGATGATAGGTACTAGAGCAATAAGACCATCTTCCTCTTCTTCAAAGGCGATGTACTCTTTGGTTGCTAGCTTAGCGCTGCTGATTTCAATATCTTTTAGCGCATGTGTACGAGCTGTACCACTGCTAGCTGCAGCACCAAAATCACTGTTTGCTACCCAGGTTGCATCTGCACCAGCATC